CTTTGTAAACATTGTTGAACCATTCCTTCGTGATGTACAGGCAAAACGAGGAATCTTTGATTTCAGAGTTATCTGTGATGAAACAAATAACACTGCTGCAATCATAGATAATAATGAGTTTGTCGCAGACATATTCATTAAACCTGCAAGGTCAATTAACTTCATCGGTCTAACCTTCGTTGCTACACGAACAGGTGTATCATTCGAGGAAGTAATCGGTTCTGTTTAAGTAGAGGTAATTAAGTAAAATGGCAACCCAATTTAATAGACCACCTTTAAGACGAATAACTGACTTTAAAAGTAAGTTAGTTGGTGGTGGTGCAAGACCGAATCTATTTGAAGTCGAACTTGCTTTCCCAGAGGAGATTGCAATCGACAATGATGTAAAGGATAAGGCAAGATTCTTAGTCAAAGCAGCTGCCTTACCTGCTTCTAACATCACTCCAATAGATGTCAATTTCAGAGGAAGAATCTTAAAAATAGCAGGAGATAGAACATTTGATACATGGACTATCACAGTTATTAACGATACTGACTTCTCAATTCGTTCTGCTTTTGAAAAGTGGATGAATTCAATCAATAGATTATCTGATGCAACTGGTGCTAACAATCCAGCAGATTATCAGGAAGATGCTTATGTTCATCAACTTGATCGTGATGGATCTACATTAAGAAGTTACAGATTCTATGATGTTTTCCCAACAAATATCAGTCAGATGGATCTATCTTATGAAACAGTTGACACAATAGAGGAGTTTACGGTAGAATTACAAGTACTATACTTTGAATCAATCAAAGGTGTCGGTGATAATGCTGGAGGAGAGAGCATAAGTTAAAACTGATAAATAGTGCTATAATAAAAGAAAAATAGTTATACAATGGCGAAACTCTTTGGATTCTCAATTGATGATTCGGATAATAAACCCGATTCAGTAGTATCACCCGTTCCTCGTAGTAACGAGGACGGGGTTGACTATTTTGTTCAATCTGGTTTCTATGGACAGTATGTAGATATTGAAGGTGTATACAGAACTGAATATGATCTGATAAAAAGATATCGTGAAATGGCACTTCATCCAGAGTGTGATGGTGCAATTGAAGATGTTGTAAATGAAGGTATAGTTAGTGATCTATATGATTCACCAGTAGAAATAGAATTATCAAACGTAAACGCAACTGATAAGTTAAAGGATAAAATTAGAGAAGAGTTTACTCATATTAAAGAAATGATGGACTTTGATAAGAAGTCTCATGAAATTTTTAAGAATTGGTATGTAGATGGAAGATTATATTACTTAAAAGTTATCGACACAAAAAAACCACAGGATGGTATTCAAGAGATCAGATATATTGATCCAATGAAAATGAAGTTTGTTCGTCAAGAAAAAGGAACAAAAAACAAAGGCAATTTGCCATTAGACCCACTTGCAGGAAACGGAACTAAGAAAGCAGAATATCCTGAGATAGATGAATATTATATTTACTCACCAAAACCAAATTATCCCACAACCATGTATGCAACTGCTGCAGGTGCAGGTGGTAAAGGACAAATTAAAATTGCAAAAGATTCAGTGTGTCATGTGACATCTGGATTATTTGATCGTAATAAAGGAACTTGTTTATCATACTTACATAAGGCAATCAAGGCTCTTAATCAACTTCGTATGATTGAAGATAGTCTTGTAATTTATAGATTATCAAGAGCACCAGAAAGAAGAATATTCTACATTGATGTTGGTAATCTTCCAAAGGTAAAAGCAGAACAATATCTAAAAGAGGTAATGAGTCGTTATAGAAATAAACTTGTTTATGATGCAGGAACTGGAGAAGTTCGTGATGATCGTAAGTTTATGTCTATGATGGAAGACTTCTGGCTACCAAGAAGAGAAGGTGGGAGAGGGACTGAAATCACAACGTTACCTGGTGGACAAAACTTAGGTGAACTTACAGATATTGAATACTTCCAGAAAAAATTATATCGTGCATTAGGTGTTCCAGAGTCAAGAATCGCAAGTGATGGTGGATTTAATTTAGGTCGTTCATCAGAAATATTAAGAGATGAATTAAAATTTGCAAAATTTGTAGGAAGATTAAGAAAAAGATTTTCAAATTTATTTAATAATTTATTGAAAACACAACTAATATTGAAGAATATAATAACACCAGAGGATTGGGATTCATTAAGTGATCATATTCAATATGATTTCTTATATGATAATCAATTTGCAGAATTAAAAGAGTCTGAATTATTGAATGAAAGACTTGGAACATTAGCAACAATTGAACCATATATTGGTAAATATTTTTCCAATCATTATGTTCGTACAAAGGTTCTTCGTCAGACAGATCAAGAGATTGAAGAACTTGACGAACAGATAGAACAAGAAATAAAAGATGGTACAATTCCTGATCCAAATGCGATTGATCCTATCACAGGACAACCACTTGAAGGTGGTGGAGATTTAGGAGCAGTGCCTACTGAACCAGACTTAGAAGCAGATGGAATGAAAACTGATGCACAATTCCAAAAAGATGTTAAGTCTGCGGAGATATAAATAATCAAGATATCTTAACATTTATTAAATATGGATGAATTACTTGATATGATTGCAACTGATAGTTCCGCCTCGGATATATCAGATTCGATCAAAGACACGTTGTATGCAAAGGCAGCTGAGAGAATCAATACTCAGAGACCAGATATTGCTGCACAATTATTTGATCCTTCAATTGCAGATGCAGAAGATGACTCTGCAGAAGAGGAATCATAAATAACACTATCACGGTTGATTATAAAAAATGGCAGCTTTCAAGGTCGTACAAAAAATAGCATCTGTTACTGGAAACGCAACAAGTGGATCTATCGCATTAAAGTCGGGTTATCTTAGAGTAACACCAGCTGGTGGTGATGCATTTGTTGAAGTTGGATCTAACCCAACAGCAACAGATGACAGTAGCATATATGTTCCTCAAAAAACTCCAACAGTTTTTAAGGAAAGTGTTGCTTCGGTACAAACAATATCAGTTACAAATGCATCTGGTGCAATAAAATTTAGTCTTCCAGCTGGAACAGAAGCTCCATTTGTTGTTGGTGATACTGTTCAAGTAACAGGATGTGCACCCTCTGGTATCAATACAACAAGTGCATCAGTTACAGCAGTTACAGGACCAAATCCATTTGGAGTTTCTGGAACTGATTCTACTCAATCTGGAACTGTAACTTTGGGTTACGGAGATGCTAATTTAGCTGCTACTGATGGGGTAGGTGAAATCAGAAAAGTTGTAAAAGTTGCAGTTCGTGGAAGTGGAAAAACACATATTTCAGAAGTTCAAATAGTAGGAGATTTCTAATGAAACTAATTACGGAAGAAGTATCAAGAGTTAAATTTATCGTAGAAGGTAAAGGAGACAAAAAGAAAATGTACATTGAAGGTGTATTCCTTCAAGGTGAAATTAAAAACCGTAATGGTAGAATGTATCCTATTTCAACTCTTGCAAAAGAAGTTGGCAGATACAATGAAAGTTTTGTCAAAAAAGGAAGAGCATTAGGAGAACTTGGTCATCCCGAAGGTCCTACTGTTAACCTTGATCGTGTATCTCATAAAATTACATCTCTTGTAAGAGAGGGAAATAATTTTAGAGGAAAGGCACAACTCCTTTCAACACCTATGGGTAAGATTGCACAAAATCTTATCGGTGAAGGTGTAACCCTTGGAGTATCTTCTCGTGGTGTTGGTTCACTCAAAGAAGATATGAGAGGATGCAAAGTTGTAGGTGAAGATTTCATGTTAGCAACAGCAGCTGATATCGTTGCCGATCCTTCTGCACCTGACGCATTTGTGTCTGGAATTATGGAAGGAAAAGAGTGGATTTGGGAAGGAGGAATTCTTCGTGAACAACTCGCAGAAAAAACACAAAAGAGAATCAATACTCTTGTAGACCAAAGAAAATTAGAAGAACAAAAATTGAATTTATTCAATGAATTTCTCTCTAATCTCTAAGATCTATAAATAAATACAGATTATTAATTTTTAATCACATGTCCGTTGGTAGCAACAATTTACAAGAAATGGAAAACGCAGTAACTAAAGGCGCTGCTAAAGCTGATGCGATGCCAAGTCTAACTGGGACAACTCCTGGTCAAACTGGTTCGTATGAAGATTTAGGTGGCCCAACTCCTCAAAACTATAAGTCAACTGATGACTCAGCAAAACTTAAAACACCAGGCACATCTTTAAAGCAAGTTAAAGATATTGTCAACAAAGGTGCAAAACCCGCAGATCCAATGCCAGCAGGTATGAAGGAAGAGGATCAAGTCGAAGGTGACGTAGTTGCCGAAGATGAAAAGGTTGCTGACGAAGTAGTTTCTGAAGAAGAGACAACAACGGATGAAGTAGTTTCTGAAGAAGAAACAACTGAAACTGAGTCAACAGAAGAAGTAGTCGCAGAAGACGAAGAGAAAGTTGAGTACTCCTTAGAGGATGACATCAATGCTCTTGTCGAAGGTGAAGAACTCTCTGAAGACTTCAAAGCAAAAGCAGCAACTATATTTGAAGCTGCAATTAATTCCAAAGTATCTGGAATTAAAGAGCAACTAGTTGCTTCATACGAAGAA